GATGTCGCTTGGTGCAAAGGCAGCTACCAAGCCGTTATCTTGGATGCCCTTGGTGCCGCCCCAACTAAGGTTGGTACCAGAAGAGGTGTTTGCAATAGACGAAGCGTCACGCATCACGAAGGATGGGACGCAGATGCCGCCGTTGATGTTAACTTTTGCTTGAGCGAACTCGCTGCGTGCTTCAGCGTTCAACTCGGCCTCCAAGCCAGTCAAGCGACCTTGCGCTGCTTCTTGGATGGCCTTACCAAATGAGTACCGCTTAGAAGCGTGTACTTCAGTGTCGCCCATGCCTTGAATGATGGCCGGGGCTGGATTGTTCTCTTTCATTTCTTTTGAGATATTAGAATTACGAGCCTCCGGCTCAAGGTTTTCTTTTACAGGGACATTGCCCTTGATTGCGTCGTGGCCTGCGTAAGCGTTAGGCAGGATGCTGCGATCTACAAGCTCTACTTCCACCTCTTCAGCTTTCCCGCATCCGCAGTCGTCACCTCCAGGGGCGTCGGAACGCTCCTCTTCAGCGACAGCTTCTACAGGCTGCTCAAGGGTTTCATCAAGCTCTTCACGCACTTCTTGGTTTTCGATTTCCAAAACTTCTTCGTTTGCAAGAGCCAGCTCCATCGAGCGGAGTCCAACCTCAGTAGTTGGGTAGGCTCCCTGGGTTGTGGGTGAAACGTCGAACAGAAGCCCGACTTTCTTGATAGTCCGCAGGTTCAATCCGTCGTCGCGACGATCCCACTCGTCATCTTTGACCGTGAAGCCAAAGCTGCTGGTGCTCACGTTGCCCATGCGGATATTCTCTGCAAGGTCTTTGGCATAACTCTGGTTGCCTAGCTGGAAGCTGTATCGCAAACCGCGCTCATCAACAGTCAAATCCAAGCCATGACCCACGCGGGCCAAAGGCTGATTCATATCGTGGTTGAACAAGGCTACGGTGTTGCTCATGTCAGCACCGTCAAAGGCGCCACGAGCTACGCGCTCAGCGAATGCGTTGCCGATTGTAGTCTCATCATCAAAGACAGCCGCATAACCGCTAACGGTGATGGGCTTGCCTTCTTCCGAACGAATCTCAAAGTCAGCATCGACAAAGCGCTTTTCTACGTTTTTTGCCATGTTATTCGTTTTCCTTAATTATTCTGCTGCACCAGCTCTTCATGCTGCTGCCGCCCCACGCAGCGTACATTACGCTGCCGCAGATTTCTTTCCCGTCAGAGTCAAAAAACTTTCCTTGGTTGTAGGTTTCAGATCGTGACAGAAATGAGAATGTTCTTTTGATTGTAGAGAGGCTAAGCTTCTCCCCAGAAGCGATTTGGTTCGCTCGCTCCCAACCCACAGCCGTGCCACATGAAGAACCATTCTTCTCCTTGTGACGCAAAGCCTTCCGTGCCGCGCCCTTAGCGCTGTCTGGGTATCCCCCGAAAGTATCAGGCATTGGGAACGTCTTGAATGGGTTGTGGATTAGGCTTCTCCGTTACCTTGTCGGCATACTCCTGCATGCGCTCAAGAGGAATCGTGTTGAGCTGGATGTGGTGGGAGTCACCGCCATCAACAGGGCCAAGCCCCTCCTTACTCCTGACCTCGTTGATTGACATAACACCATCAGAAAGCATGCTGTGATAGAACTGAGCACGGGAGGTGCTGTCAGCTCGAAGCATGGTGTCCACGTTAAAGACGCAATGGAGGCGAGGGTCTTCAGCGAGCATCTTACGCTCGACCTCTTGCTCGATACGGCGAACCCACGGGAGGATGGTGCCCTGCTGAAACTGCAAGACCTGCTGCTCGTAGTTGCTATATGCTGTGTTGCCCTCCAAGCCAATCATGGCTGGGGGAACAGAATAGATACGGGCAATCTCCTCAGTAGTGTATTTCTTGACCTGAAGGAATTGAAGCTGGTCGAGAGAGACTGAAAGCGGCTGGTATTGGAACCCTCCTCCAAGGATGGCAATCTTATGCGCGTTGTGCCTCCCCATATACTCCCGCTCCCACATTTGCTGCGCTTGCTGAATCTGCTCCGGGCTCATGTGCTCCTTGGTAGAGAGGATTCCACCCATCATGCCGCCATTCTCAAAGAACTTTGCTCCGAAGTCTTGCACGGCCTTGGCCGTAGTAAAGTTCTGTATCTGTGTATGCGTTGGATTCAGGCCGCGAAAGGCGTGGATCTCGAGCATGTCGCGCTGAGGTACGGGGCCTGGAGCTCCGTCGTAGCTGTAATACTTTTTGCCAGTGTGCTGGTCAATGGTGTGGCTGATTCGGACGGCAGGGATGTAAAACATCTCGCCATTGGTGCGATCAATAAAGGCGTAACCGCATCCATGAAGCAAGGCGTCGCTGACGATAAGCTGCCAGAAGTCGTATGCGTTAATATAGTCGTTGGGGTTACGGCTAATCAACCGATGCACAGGATGTGTGTCGATAACCTTGCGGCTCCCATCGCCGTCAATACGAACAACACTAGCCTCAAGCGAGGCTATAGTATCTGCAATCTTAGAAACGCATGCGTAGACGGCAGCGACCTCTAGGGCGTCGCTACCCCACTTGTAACCCTCTCCATAAAGGCGCACATAATTTGTGCGCAGGGATGCGGTGGAGCTAACAAAGATCGAACGGCCTGTTACAGCGTCCGCAATTCTTTTGAAAATACTTGGCTTAGACTCCACGGTAGGGATTTGCACAAAAGTACATAGCCCTATGTGAGTATGTAATTATTTCACACCTCCCACCACAGCCATAAAAAACTCAAAGTCTGTCTGTGTTTCTTCCTCGAAGGTAAGAGCCTCGCCAATGGCCATAACAGCCGCTACGACACCATCAATCTTATCACCGCTGTTAGACTTGTCTGGCTTGATGTTTCCGCTAGCATCGACGCGCAAAGACACGTTGCCCATCATCCATCGAAGCACGGGATCGCCCTCGTGAACAAGCTTGCCCTCTAGCGCTGCCTTCTCTAGTTCTTTGGAAGGAAAAGACATAGAGGCAAAGCCCTGCCCGAAGGGATCGCAAGCAACACCATCACCCTCTAAGTCGCGGATAAGGTTTAAGCTATTCCACCTGTCGTATGCAACCCCTTTAACACAATACTTGTTCATTAGATTGTCCTCGTCGTACTGGATTTTGCCGTCAACAAGGTAATTGCCGCTGATCATTCGACGTATGACACCATAGTCCGTGACGTTACCGGGTGTGACATGGACGTTATCGTACTCCTTGAACTTTAGGTACACGCTGTTCTCGTCTTTGTCGAGGCGCTTCTCGATGGCTCGCTCGGGAAGGAAGTAGTGGACCTCCATGCCCCACCCCTCTGGTCCGCCAGTGCAGATGGCTAAAGCCGTAATGTCGTCAGTCGCAGCAAGGTCTAAGCCCAAATAAGCAATGGGTTTACCGGTCTTCTTGTCATTGATAGCAAGCCCATCTCTCTTACGACAATTCTCCTCGCTCATCCAGTCGTCGTCAGGAATCCAAACGGAAGCACTACCCACGAATACGTTGAGGTGCTTCACCATAAACTCCGTGATATTGCGGCTACCGTACAATTTAGCGTTGGCAAACTGAGATTCTAGGTGCTTTTCGCTAACGCTGATGTTCAGGTTGGGATTAGCCTTAATCCAGCACGAGCGGTCGTCCCAAGAATCTTCGCTGTCGATTTCGTAGGGAAGGATGAGAAGCCTGTCATTTTGCTTGATTCCGTCCAAAACGCTCTTTCCAGCCGACATAAACATCGCACAAGGGCCGTCTGGGACAAATCCAGCCGTTGTAATTGCTAGCATCAAAGGCGACTTGCGGCTACCCATAGACGACGCAAGAACCCTGTAGAGGTCCGCATTCTTCATGGCGTGGAACTCGTCGACACACGCTAGATTGAGGTTCAAACCGTCCAAAGTATTGGCGTCAGAGCTCAATGGCTTGATGATTCCGTTGCGAGGGCCCTTAATTTCCGTCCTGTGAACCTGAAACCTCTTCGATAGAGCCTCGCTCCCTTTGATGCAGCGCTGAATCTCGTCGAAGACCTCGCGGGCCTGATCACGCTTGGTGGCGGCTGTCACGAGCTGAGGCGCCCCATCACCGTCCAAAACAGCCATAGCTACCGCAATGGCGGCTGCAAGCTGTGATTTTCCGTTTTTTCTGGCCACAAACAGGTGGGCTGTGTTGAAGCGCCTTCTCTTCCGATCTGACTTGTCTACCCACCCAAAAAGTTGGCCGACAAAGAAAACCTGCCAAGGCTCGAGTAAGAATGGTTTTCCTGCCATCTCACCCCTTGTGTGGGTGCAAACACGCTCTATAATGTTGATATAGCGGGCAGCCTCGTTCATGTCGAACACCCACTCCCAGTCCTCGCGCTCGGCATCCTCAATGAATCGTTCGACCGCCAAGACGATGTACTTGCCGCACACAATGCTCCCGTCGCTGACTCCATCAACGTACTGAAACAGCCTGTCTAAAGCGCGCACATCGACACTCATTATGTCAAATCATC